TTACTCACCCCCTTTAGTTTTACTTTAAATTCTTTCGTAGGCTTTTCTGCTGCGCAATAAAAAGTGACATACCCATCGGTAACCTCTGCGCTTGTGATTAGTCCTGCCATCTCGTCATAGGTCTCTATATCCGAGGGACTGGACGCCTTAGTATGTGCCTTCCCCATAGATACGGAATCTGTTGCCTTGACTGTCTGTACTGATACTTTCTGAGAATATGGAGCTGATGCACTCCAAGCATTAGCCGGAATAGTTACGATAGTCTCCTGATACAAGGCATTCACGCTCTTTGTAATGGCGTTTACATCATTCGCCCCGAAGGGAGTGCCCTCCTGAGTGTAGGATGTTGCGTCGCTGAGGCTTACTGTTCCGTCGCTGTTATTCTCCATGCGGAACTTCCTCTTTGCATACATGGCATCCTTGTAGTCTGTTTTTAGGCTCATACAAGCTCTCCTTTCGTTCCTAATTTAAAAGATAGCCTCCGCATACCTTCTTCTCTTCCTGTAAAGTTTTGATAGATAAGGAGGCAAGCGTTTTCTATTCTGTTCAGTTCGTCCCAAGTGATAAATGGCTGGTTATCGTAGAAGGTCTGCCTCTCTCCGATAGTAAAAGGGAAAGTAGCGGAGCAGATTCTGTCAAGGTTAGATTCAAAAGCATTTATCTCATCGGCATAGAATCCGTAGTCTTGATAACTTTTATCCGCTCCCATTTCTGTAAAAGGAAAATCCGACCAAAGGACTACTGCCTTCTGCCGGATTTCGTTGATGTTTCCCTTTATTCGGTTATAGTCTTCTACATTAAAGAAGTCTGTACTCTTCCAGTCTGTCTTAGGTGTCTTCCACAAAAGAAACCTCCCTTCTTGCTTTTATGCTTCCTGATAGCGCGCCGTTATAGTTCAAAGTATGGTCGTATACCCGAAGCATTAGCTTGTCTACATATTTATTCTCAAGATACAGTAAGTCATTCGCCATTAACCTTGGCTCTCCTCTATAGGTAAGGCTGTACTCTCTGTCCGCTTTTAAGTAGTTCCCTACCCAGTCTAAAACATCGGTAGCAAGGGCAATGTCCGATATCAAAGGATTCTTCCATTTCTCCCTCTTACCGGTAGGATTTAACTCCTTTTCCATTGTGTAGGTCTTTACCAAGTATTCCTTGCCGTTGACCTTTACTTCTCCTCCTGATCCGGAATAAGAGAAGCGGAGGAAGTAGGCTCCCGCCTCAAGAACGGATACCGTTCCGGAAGTGGCCTGTACTTCGAAGCCATAGGAAGGATTGCTAAACTCTGCAAGATATTCTCCCGGCTTAGTACACTCTACCTTAGCAAGCTCCTTTTCTCCCTCTGTGCTATCTAGGTATTCTGTCCTCGTAAGTTCCAAGGTCTTTACAGATTGAAGCTGAGTACCTAATGGCGTTTTGGTTAGTTCCCTACCGTAGCTAAGTTCATAGTCCGTAACATTTCCAAAGCTTACCTTGTTAAGAACAGCCCTTCCTCCTGTCTTTGAGGGCTCCTTTTCGTAGATGACCATTCTATTAAAAGGCGCGAACTCATGGGATATGATGAAGTCCGCTCTATCTACATCAAAGCTTAACTCTTCCACGGTATTGCCGTTGGCCTGTGTCTCTATTCCTATCTTACTTGGATATGTTCTGCCAAATTGTAGCTGCATACCGAAACAAGCAAAAACTGCTTCGGTATCAATTACGACTTGCATAGCCGTACTATCTACATATCCGATATCTGCCTTGCCACTTCTTGGAAGAAACAAAGTCGTGCCGTCTACCCTAGAATAGTTTCCGTTTGTAAGGGAGTATTCTTTAATAGGCAGATTCTCAAGAATCCTTGTACCATTGGAGAAATACGGCTCCCTGGCAACTGTACTGGTCATCCTCGGAACGAAGGAAGAGCGGATTACAATCTTTCCTTTTTCGTCCTGATACAAAAGACACCGCCCGGCATTGGAAAGAAGCTGTAAGGCTTCTCTGTGGGTTACTACAGGGATAGGATTCTTTATCTTTACCGCCTTTAGATATTCGTCTATGTAAAATTCTCGCGGGTCCACTCCTGCATCAGTAAGAACATCAAGGCAAAGGTCATATATGCTTATTCCCTGAGGATAAAACTTCCCCTTTCTATACTTCCCTGTGAGCCCCGATAGGAAGTCTATCGCTGTGAAGCTCATTTTGTCATCATCAGTCGACCACTCTTTAAGCTTCAAAGTTCCGACTTGCAACCATTCAATCCTATCCTCAATCTCCTGTCCCATAAAGGCTTGCACCTTCTGGCCAAGCTCCAAGAAGTTTACTGTACTCTTTTCGTTTTCTATATCGTAAGCCCGGTCTTTATTGTTTACGCTTAGCCTAAAGTCGATTGTAGGCAGTGCTTCCATGATAGGGCTGATATGCTCTTTCTTACTTGCTGATAGGATGTTTCGTTCGTTAAAGTAAATACCTATGCCCATGATGATTTCATGGATATGCAGACGTCCTTTACCATTTACCATCTTAATAGGAATAATGGATAGAATCGTAGTGTCTTTAAACACCTCATCACAGACATATTTGCTTTTAGTATTCCCAATTACATCCTTCCAGCTTTGGTCGGTAACGATTGTAAAAGCTTCCGGATAGGCCTTTCCAAAGTCTATAGTGACTCCTCTTAGATCCACCGGAACAGGGAATATAAAATCTATAGTCCCATCTATTTCCTTAGACACAATTCCCTGATTTAGAACACAGTCAGACTTTTCCCTCGGAAGGAAATACATCCGCCCATCTACGGAGCTATAGTTCTGTTCTGCTGTAGCATATAGGGCATCCACAACATAGTTGTTAAGAGGCTTTTCCAGATTGCTAAAGTAAGCAGTCTCAGAGCTCACTTTAGCACTGCCCTGCGCCTCTTGATTAATAACTCCAATATTTACCCGCATTAGGGTATGCCCCCGGAGAGGCTTTTTCATTTCTTCTTTGTATGCACTTGTTACTTGAAGCATAGCCCCTCCCGGTTAATTGATTCCACAATCTACAATGTTTACCTTGCAATCCCGATACATGGTAGGCAGGCCAGTCTTATCGAAGGCTATCGGCGTGGCTGTTCTATTGCCCGGATACATCCTAATAGTCTGAAAGCGGTTGTGAACCATATCAGGGATTTTTGCGACCACTACGAACTTATCAAACTCCTGCAGCATATCCGCCCAGGTCTTAGCATCTAGGCTTTTCCACTGCAAGGAGTCGAATTTGTACTGGTCTCTTCCTACCTTCTGGCCAACGAACTCGCCTTTGGCATTCTTTCCGGCTGAAACATTGGTAGCAACCACAAGATTGCCTCCAATGTCCGGAGCGGGAAATTCTTTTCCGTTAATTGTTATCGTTGCCATATTACCCCCTTAAGCTGTAACCGCTTCGGCCTTCCAAGTCAGTAAGCCTTTGTTTTATTTCTCGAACGTCCACATAGACCGTTAGATCCATAGCTTCAATCTGCTCAGAGATTCTGGACAGGAAGGAAAGCATCTTTTCGAAGTGTTCTGCGGAAATACCGGGATTGGATGCCATAGACACCGCCCGGTTAAGTAAGTCTTCCAGCTTATTTTCCGGAGCAACTACCTCTCCGTAGTGCCGGTTATCTCCAATCATGGCAAGCTGTGGAGTGTTTGCTTTTACGAATCCACCGTTAGCAAGCTTCGGGATGGACACCGTAGGAACGGTAGGAATGCTCAGCCCGAAACTGTTTCCCCCGATTTCAGGAATCCAATCAGGAAGTTCAAAGCTAATGGAGTTCAAAGAATTAATCATGCTGTTGATAGCCTTGATTACTCCGTTGGCCATGGACTCAACGCCACCAAGGATAGAGTTGATAACACCTTTGATTCCTCCCCACATGCCCTCAAATATCGATACTGTGGTAGTCTTCAAATTAGTCCAAACCTTTTCCCAGTTTTCCTTTATTGTATTTAAGACAGTGGAGATTCCATTTTTAATAGCTTCCATCTTCTCGCTAAGCGCAGACTTAATACCGTCAAAAATGCGTTTAAAGAAGTCGGATACCGCTTTCCAGACAGCTTCCCAATTCTTCCTCATCATGTTGAGCATACCGGTAAGCCTTGCCTGCATTACATTTAACATCGCTTCCAAGATACCCGTAATTGCTCTCCATACGCCGTCAAATATGGCCTTAATGCCATTCCATGCCCTGTCCCAGTCCCCTGTAAGCACGCCAATAATAAAATCCATAAGACCGCCTAAGGCAGTCAGGGCGCCGTCAATTACTTTTCCTACCCCATCAAGGAATGCGAAGAAGCAACTCACAGCAGTATCTAGCGCCATGCCGATTTGCTGTACTGCAACGCCGGTGAACCAAATAATAAAAGGCTCTATAACGGTAGTCCATGCTACTTGAATACATTCCGATATTTTTCCGAAAACCTCTTCAAATTTTGGCATAAGAGGCGCAATGACATTGTCCTTAAAATCTGTGAACTTGTCTGCCGCTTTCTGAACTATTGGCAGAATGTAAGTACCGAAGGACTCTAAGAATTTGTCTCCTACAGCAACAATGGTTTCTTTCATCAAGGTAAATAGCGGATGAACAGAATTATCATAGATGCTTATGATAGTGTCGCCATACATATGGAATATTTCAGCCAGGTCATTAAAAACCTGCATTACCGGTTCAGATAGCGCATTATAGGTTTCAATAATCCGGTCTTTTAACTCCACAACAGGAGTCAGAATCACATCTATGGAGTCACGGAAAAAGCTTTCAGAAACTACAATGAAAGTTCCCAAAATATCCGAAACAATGCTAATGATATCTGCCCCTATCTGCTTAAAGTTGTCGCCTTGAAGCACTGAAAAGATTTCAGCTATAGCTACTGCGAAGTTCGCTTGAATGTCTGCGATGTCTCCTTCGATATCAAACATTTTCACGATGAATTTCTTAATGCGTTCTGTGTTCTGCGCAAGATACTTCTCTACAGAACCGCTTAAGAAATCCACGAAGGTAAGTCCGATACTTACTCCTGCTCCTGCAATCTTCCCTAGATCAACTGCAACCCTGTCGGCAAAGGTGTTAGCCGCATTAAGCACTTCACTTGATGTAAAAATGTTTACAAGACTTTCTCCAATTCCTTTAAGGTTCTCTTTGATGGAGTCGAGTACTGATGTGTCTTTTAGCCCCTCCCAGAATCCGGACATAAAGAGATTCTTTAATTCGTTGAACCTATCTATCATGCCCTGCAAGTGCTCATTGATTTTGGCTGTTCCTTCTTCCATTGCGCCGGTATCGAAGGATTCCATGGGGAAGTCTGCACCGCCCCCACCACCTTCTCCACCGCCTCCACCTCCGGAGGAATCGCTCTGATCAGGAAGGATATTGAGTTCGTCAATGCCTGTAGTCGCACTCTTTATATCTTTAGCCGCCTTTTTAGCCGCTCCTCCTGCACCACCTAAAGCACCGCTTGCTTTATCAGCGCTCTTTGCTACGGCATCCGTTCCGGCTGTTACGCCTTTAGGATTGATAGCAAGCTTTGCAGTGCCGCCAAGCATGGAGAAGAAGCTTCTTAAAGCGCTTATGGCCGTTAGGATTCTACCAATTAGGATATTCAGCATTCTTACTACAGGACTAAGCACGGCAATGAGGCCGCTACCTATGGCGGCTTTAAGGCTGTCGAATTGCAAGGACAAAAGCCTCACCTGGTTAGCCCAGCCGTCCGAGGTCCTCATGAAGTCGCCTTGTGCAGCAGAAAGCTGGTCTTGCACGAATTTAAACCGCAATGCCACCTTCTCCGCTTCAGACATAGACTTTGTAGTCTTCCCGAAGCCGTTAGCCATTGCAAAGGCGTCCAGTGCAGTCTGTGTCATTACGACACCCAAGGACTTAAGGCTTTCCGTCTCCCCGGTAAACACGGATTTAAGCTTTGTATAGGCTTCGTCTTGGCTCATGTTGTAGAATGATGCCACGTCTCCGGCAAGGCCTGTTAAAGCAGTAGCCATGTCATAGGCTTGTCCTTCAGAGAAGCCGAAGGCTTTACCCATCGCGCCGAAAGTACCGGTAAAGTTCTTGGCCATCGTCTCGGAAAGACCGAACTGCGCTGCAGCATTTTTTGCAAAACTGTCTATCTGTTTATTCATCGTAGGAAAGACGGTATCTACTACGTTCTGCACCTCAGAAAGGTTGGAGCTTAACTCTATGCATTCCTTGCCAAAGGATATAAGCTTTCCAACTGCAAAAGCTCCGGCAAGCATTTTCCCGGCATTAGTGGCAAGCTTTGTTATACTGTTTAGACCGCTTTCAAACTCTCCTTTATTTAGGACTAGATCTAAGCCTACCTGACCTACACTATCTCCCATTTATCCTCCTTTCCTACGATAAAAGCGAAAATAAGCTGGATTCCAGCTTTTTCATTTCCGCTGCATATTCTTCCTCTGTCATTCTTTCACTCTGTTTTGTACGCCAGTCGTCGTAAATCTTCTTTTGGTACGAAGAGAATCGTTTGATGGTCTCCTGATCCGTCTCGCTTCGGATTGCCACTATCTTACCAAGGGCAGTGTCCGCGGATAGACCGGATAAAAGGGCAGAAAACTCTGCCCAGTCAACCGTCTTAAAATCCTTCGTAGATAAACGAAGGCCGTACTGTGACAGGAAGCTGGATACAATCAAGTCCCAGTCTTCAAACAGGTCATAGTACGGCTCATCACTCTTTTTCTTGTTTCTCTCCTGTGATTAGCTCTACAGCGGCCTTAATCACCACAATCAGGTCATCAAAGCTAAGCTTAAGCTTTGCCAGCCTCTCTCTGGATTCCTCCGGGAACAGAGTCTCGTAAGCTTCATTTACTTCCTTCGCTCCGGCATCACCGCTCATAAACTGGAGCACCTTCAACATGGAAGGCGCGTCACTGTTTACTTCAATCTCTTTCCCCTTGATGATTAAGCAG